ATGGAAAATTGAGAACCATTTTTGGATGGAGACCTCAAGTAAATTTAATGGATTGGATTAAAACTCAATGAATTTATTGATAGAATATTTTAGATCTCCTGATTATCAGAGACATAGTGAATATCTTACTTGTATTCATGAAAATTTAGAAAATGAAAATATTAAAAAGATATATGTTTTTATTTCTGATGATTCTAAATTAAACTTTAAGTCGGATAAAATAGAAGTAATTCAAAGGGAGAAAAGACCAACTTATAATGATCTTTTTGAATTTTGTAACCAGAATTTGAAAGGTGAAATTTGTATAATTGCAAATGCAGATATTATCTTGGATGATACTATTTCAGTTGTAAAGGATACTGATTTAGATAAAGTTTTTCTTGCCTTGACTAGATGGGAAGTATTTTGTGAAAATGGTGAATGGTGTATTGCACCATTTGATAATGCATCATCTCAAGATGTTTGGGTTTTCAAATCTCCAATTGTAACATCCAAAGAATTTGAATTCACTTTAGGAATACCAGGATGTGATAATAAGATTGCTAAATTAATGGCAGAACAAGGATATAAATTAAAAAATCCAGGTAAGCAAATTGTTTCTGCACACTATCATCTTTCTGGGTTTAGAAATTATAGTAATAATGATAGAATTCATGGTCCTTATCTTTGTTTAGTTCCAAATGATGATATCAACAAAGATACAGAATATATTGAGATTGATGGATTTGACGAACACGGAAGGGCTTATAGGATTGAAAAAAAAGAATGATGTGCTTGACACCCCATTCTTTTTGCTATATAATTCTGTAATGTTTCTTAACAAAACTTATATGACTGTAACCAAAAATGAATTTGGGCAAATGAATATGTGGGCAAAAGAACCTTCTATGTATATGACTAAGGAAGATCTTGAGCGTTATGGTATTGAACCTTATGCCGAAAAGGCGGAGAAAATGAATGGACGCTGGGCAATGGTCGGTTTTATTGCTGCTATCATTTCTTATGTTGGCACTGGTAAACTCTTCTTCGGTATCTTCTGATGACTGAATTAATTTTCACCATTACCTCAGTTGCATTTTTTGTGACTTTGGGTTATGCTGTAGAGAAACTTGCCGAAACTTATTGATGAGTGCTAATATGCTTGGGCAACTTTCTGTTGCTCTTCAAGAACTGGTTGAATCTGGTGCCTGGAATAATAATGACAAACTTAAAGTCTGTATCGCAGGTACTCTACCAAAAGACAAATTTATTGTAATTCAAAACACTACTAAAAGAGGAGAAACAAAATGAAATTCGGATGGACTGAACAAGCAGAATTGCTAAATGGAAGATTGGCAATGCTAGGATTTGTTGTTGCTGTAGGCACTTATCTCACTACCGGACAAATTATTCCTGGAATTTTTTGATAATACTTAATATTTTTTTACTCTGTTGCTAAATAAGCAGCAGAGTTTTTTTGTATTATGCCACGAGGACAACTGACTAAAGATATTATCAAGTGTGAAGTTCTTAAAATAAAATCAAACCTGGATAAAGAGTGGATGGATAAATCTGGATATGACCCAAAATGGTTAGCACATCAATACCTAAATAAAGTTCTTGATAAAATAGAAGAGTATAGGTATTAAAATAAATAAATACCTTCAGTGTCTGTAAATATAAAAAAATGACATTAGATCTTCATAACTTTTTTAAGTATTATGATGATGGAAATTCGAATCATGTGGCAGCAGTGCAATGGTTAGAGGATAACCTTCCTGCTGAATTCATGGATGACTCAGAAACAGAATGGATTGGAATCTTTAGAACTAAACCACCTACACCAGCAGTTCTTGATGTTCCATATTTTAATCAAGTAGATAATTATAGAGATGCACATAGAACTTGTAACAGTTCATCATGTGCTATGTGTCTTGCTTTCCTCAAACCAGGAAGCATTAAAGGTGATGATGAATATGTTAAGAAAGTATTTGCGATTGGTGACACGACAGACCATGCGGTTCAGACAAAGGTTCTCGCAGGTTATGGTATTAAGTCTCACTTTAGTTATAATCTTTCTTTTGCTGACATTGATAAGAGCCTTGATAGGGGAAAACCAGTTGTCATTGGAATTCTTCATCGTGGTTCTCTAACTTCCCCTACTGGTGGACACATGTGCGTAGTCATCGGTAAGACACCTGATGGTAAAGGATACTATGTAAATGATCCTTATGGTTCTCTAAACGATAACTATACTGGTCCAGTTACAAATGGTAAGAAGACCATTTATACCAAAGCAGTTCTTAAGCACCGTTGGGCACCTACCGGAGGGGACGGATGGGGTCGTATCTTTGATTGATAAATAATAATGCCTTAATTGGTTCGCATCTTTAAGGTAGAGGGGGGAGCAGAAATGCTCCTTTTCTTGTATAAATACTATTGCGAACCAATTTAAGAGTAGAAATGGTAAATCCTAACAGGTTTTATACCTATGCCTATTTACGTGAGGATAGAACTCCTTATTACATAGGTAAGGGAGTAAGATATAGATTATTTGAAGGTAGTGGAAAACCTTGTCCTGTTCCAAAAGATAAAAATAGAATAATCTTTCTCAAACAAAATCTTATAGAAGAGGAAGCATTTAAACACGAAACTTATATGATAAGTGTGTTCGGCAGAAAGATTGATGGTGGAATTCTTTTGAATAAAACTTTTGGTGGTGAAGGTGCTTCTGGTAGAGTAGTCAAAGATTCCACCAGAGTAATTCTTAAAGAGAAATGTAGTGGGTGGAAACACACACCAGAAGCAATAGAAAAAATAAGACAAAGTTCTTTGAGTAGGATATATTCCCCAAAAAGTGAGGAAACAAAAAGAAAAATAAGTAATACTCTAAAAGGAAGAAAATTATCAAAAGAGTTGGTAGATAAAAGAACTCAATCTGTCTGTAAAAATACTTATGTCATAATATCACCAGATGGGGTTAAATATAATACCAATAATTTAAAAGAATTCCAAAGACAAAATAATTTAAAACATCTTTATGATGTGGTTTCTGGTAAAAGGAAACAAGAGAAAGGTTGGACTGCTTTTAAAATATAAATAACTAAAAAGTATTTGTAAAATGGACGCACAAGAACTTCGTGCCCTTCAAGAAGCTTATAATCAAGTTTATCAGGTTGATGAAGAACTTACTGGTGCTCGCAAACAAAAAGCATCTGATTTACTTAATAGAAAACTAAGAGATGTTGAAACTCTTAGAAAACTTAGTGCTCGTAAAAGACAAAAACCAGAAGATGTTGGTTCTGGTAATAAAGCAAGAAGAAGAGCAGGTAAAGAAGTAAAGGATAGTCGTATTGCTGTATCTGATAGTTATGACTATTACGACATCATCCTCTCACACTTACTTGATGAAGGATATGCTGAAACTCCAGAAGCAGCAGAAGCAATTATGGTGAATATGAGTGAAGATTGGAGAGAGAGTATTATTGGTTAAATACTTATGGAGAATGAAAACTCCTCGATTAATTTCAAGAGAAAGATCTTACAAAGAATTAAAGATCTTACAAATCACGGAAAGCACTTAGAAGCTTCCAAACTTTTCAACAAATACTTTGGAGACGACAATGGCAAGAATCGATTTACATAACTTCTTCAAGTTCTATGACGAGAAGAACCCTAATCATGTGAAAGCAGTTCAATGGTTAGAAGATAACCTACCAGTCAAGTATCTGGAAGATAACGTAGATTGGGCGGAGATCTACAGAGGAAAAAAGGGTAATGCGGCACCAGCATCAGCACCAACTGCTGCCGCTCCTGTAGTTGGTGGTGACGATATGCCTATGATAGGCCTTAAATTAATCAAAGAGTTTGAAGGATGTCATCTAAAGGCATATCCCGATCCTCTATCTGGTGGACTTCCAATCACAATTGGTTGGGGTTCAACTCGTAAGAAAGATGGATCTGCATTCCATATGGGTGATACTCTCACACAAACAGAAGCAGATGAACTTTTGATTGAACAATGTAAGAGAGAGTTTCTTCCTTCACTTCGTAAAATTCCACACTGGAATGAAATGTCTGACGGCAAAAGAGGTGCCCTACTTTCTTTTGCTTATAATCTCGGTGCTGGTTTTTATGGTTCTGGTGATTTTAATACTATCACTAAGAGACTGAAGAATAAAGAATGGGACTTAGTTCCAGATGCTTTATATCTCTACAGAAATCCTGGTTCAAATGTAGAAGCAGGACTTGCTCGTAGAAGAAAAGCAGAAGGTGAATCTTGGAAAAAAGGTTAACCCTATTCACAAAGGAAAATGACTAACAAAAAAAACGAAAATGCCATGGGACAATTAATTCGTATATGTATCTTGGGTTGGTCTGCTGCTCTTCTTACTGCAAGTTATGCTGGCACTCTATCTAAGATGGATCCTACATTTATTGCAACAGTTTTCACTGCATCTGCTGCCACTTTTGGTATTAATACAATGAAGAAAGGTGGAGATGATGAAGATGAAAAGAAAGAGCAACCAAAGAAAGAGGAGTTTGTAGAATCACCACCAGAACCACCTGCCCCTGAAGCACCACCAGAAACTCTTGAAGCAAGAGTTGAAGCACTTGAAACTAAAGTGGAAGATGGTGAAGGATTCGTTCAACCACGCACAGGAGCATAATGGCAAAATCAGCAAACAAAGGCAAGAAAGGTTCTGCTGGAGGTAAAAACTCCAAGCAGAATCAAGGTAATGCTACTGCCAAGAAAGCAAAGAACGGTGGCAAGAAAAAGTGATAGAACTAATATTAGTTCTTCTTATTGGTAATTTAATTACTAGCTCAAGAATTAATAATTTTGAATGTAATTCAAATTATGTTGGTGATAAAACAGATGGTGATGTAGGAATCATTTACACTTGCAATTATGCCCAGAGAATGGAACACCCCAAAGAGGGAGTGCTGGAACGCTCCCATCCACCAAATCCTTAAAGCCATAGACAATCATACAAGATTGCATATGGAGACGGGTGATTTTTGGCATGAAGAACAAGCACAAATATTAAGAAAATATGTAAAAGATTTAAAGATATGGATTCATAAGCAAGAAGGTGTTTGGGATGAATGAATTTCCTTGGGGTGTAGTTATAATTCTTTGTTCTGGTTTGGTATTTACTGCTTATGTAATTTACTACATATTAAAGTTAGCATATTTGGAAATGAAAGATGAAGAAAAAAAGTAATCCAACATTTGGGAACGGTGATAAAAGAAAAGCCACTGGTCAGTGTCGTACAAATAAACAAAAAATGGCATCAAATGCAAGAAAGAACTCAGGTGGTAAAAAGAAATGAAAAATATAGCAATTATTCTGTCAGCAACTAGTCTGGCAATTAGTGGAGCACTTGCTTATGGTGCTTATGTGACTTATCAAAAAGCACAGAAGATTCTAAATAATCCAGAAGCATTTGTTGGTGCTGTTGTAGAGAAACAGGTATCAAAGGCATTTGATAAATTGCCTATTCCTAAACTAAATACTGAGAAGTTTAAATTACCATTCTAATGGATAAAGACCCATATATCTACAGAGTAAAACAAGTATTAAGAGTAGTTGATGGTGACACAATCGATGCGGACATTGATCTTGGGTTCGATATTTCTCTTACTAAGCGAGTACGCCTTAGTGGTGTTGATACTCCGGAAAGTC